ATAACATCCATGTCGTGAATGTCTTTGAAGATACCGTTAGCTTCTTCGAGTGTTAACTTACCCTTCTCAATCCAGAAGTTTAGATACCTGTCGATTGTTTCTTCCCAAGTCTCACGACGCTGTTCCTCTGGTAGGTAACGTGCGTAGCGGGACTTATGTATGTATTGTTGATATGCATCCATTAATTCATTTCCTTAATTAGTCGTTCAATATACCACTTACACTTGCGTAAGTCTTCTAATGGTTTACCTTTGTAGTCATAACGCCATAAGTATTTAAGAGCATTGCCTTTAAGATAACCGTTGAACTCATTGTCAGGCATAGACGCCTTGATAGCTTCAATGGCCTCGATGGCACCTTTGTTGTAATGGTCTGGCTTAGTCACGGGATCGGGCACTTCCCTAAGCTTGTCCCATTCAGCAGGAGTTATGTTATCAATACTCATTCCATCTCCTTAAACTTGTAGACTTTCTCTAGCACTCTATCAGCAAACTTCTCTACTAGATCTTCTGCTGTGATTTCAAGTGCCTCCATGATTGTTACCTCATCGTAATGTTCGGCAACGTGTTCTAATAGCTCGTCGAACGTCATCCATACTTTCTCCTGAGATAGTTAATACTAATAGGTAGCTCATCAAACGATCCGTTGTTTACTTCATTCAGCATCCAGATACCTGACCAGCTACCATTCGTTTGAGGGTTTAGATAATCTTCAGAATGAGTATAAAAAATGCCAGCAAACAAACCAGTGATACTATTTCCATCTGCTTTTCTTGCATAAGCTATGTCTCTATCTTGAACGTGTCCCATTATACAGGACATAAACTTCTTCTGTAGCATGAGCTTTGCAGAAGAAACAGGACGACCCATTACACCGCTGGTGAAGTAATGACAGTACGCTACTCCGTCAATGATGATGGGCTGTAGAAATGGGACAACTTCCCAGTTACCTAAGTGAAAGTCCTTGTACGACATAAGACCTTCTAGCTTAGAGTCTGATTCGATAGCACGCTCTATCCTGTTCTCGTGGTTGCCTAGTAGGAATACCATACGAGGTTTCCACAGTCGTCGCTTGCCTTGACGTAGACGCTTACGCTCTGCCTCTATTGGTTCTAGGAACCTAGACATTGCTTCGTTACCTGCCTCTATGTCGTTGACATAACGTCTGCCCTCAAACGACTTCTTACCTACGTCATAGCTACTGAGACTTGGCATGTCCCAATGATCCCCCAGATGGATGATAACGTCAGGCTTAGTCGCCGCCGCATAGCGTCCTGCCCAGTACATGTGATCGAAGTTACTGTCAGGTTTTACTTGTGTGTCTGGTATTACTAGATGCCTAGTCATAACCACTCCTTGGGTAAGGTGCTTGGTGTGTACCAATCAAACCCATTCTTGTCTGCCCAGTCTCTCATACGATAACGACTACCGTCTTTGCGTCGTCTTGATCCCGGCATTGGTGTGTTAGGATTTTGAAATATAAACACAAGATCTTCATATTTACCTAGTACCTTACGTACCTCTACGTACTTGCGAGCTTCTTCTCTAGTTCTGAATCTGCCTTTTGCTTCGATGTAAGTCATCCATCCCGCGTTGTTGTAACAGAAGTCAGGTTCGTACATCTTAGGTATGATGTAGCTAATCCTCTCAGCAGGATGATATGTACAACTCTTCATCTCTGCGTACAACTTCTTCTCTAGGTTACTATCAAACTTCATCAGGAATCCTATACTTGTCGTCAGCAGATCTAAGAAGGTAGAGTAACTGCAAGCTTTCATAGAGTCTATCAGCGTCGAGTTCGTTGTCCTCGTATAACTTAAGACAGCGCTCATACAACTCCCTCTCAGTTGTCCAGTCCTGTAACGCCTTCTCTGCTTTCTTCGGGCCTATGCCGTGCACTCCCGCGATGTTGTCTACCCTGTCGCCCATCAAGGCTTGACGATACAGCCACTCTGTAGCAGAGCGTTCATCAACTTCCTTCATGATCTTCTTGGTGTAGTCGTATATCTTTGTGGGTATCTGCAAGAAGTCTTTGTCGAGAGAACAGATAATAGATTGGTGTTCTAACTCAGTAGACTTGATAGCTATGCAGTCATCGGCTTCCATGTTGACAGAGAGATCCGCTTTCCATGCATCGAGCATGTACTCACGGAGTGCGTTCTTGTGTACGGGTTTACGTAAGGGACGGCTACCTTTGTAGGGTTGAGAAACAGCAACCTCATTTCTGAAGTTACTGCTTCCGGTAAGGAACAGCTTGTGATTATCGTAATGCTCAGACAGATCTGAGATAAGCTCAGAGATATAGTTAGCCATAGTTTGGATTGCTATTCTCTCTGGCTCATCATCACAGGCAAAGCCAACACGATAGACAAGCATGTCACCGTCGATGAGTATCACACGGCTTCCTCTAGATCGAAGTCAGGTATGTACTCCACTACGTTAGAGATAACCATACGACGAAGAGAAGGCGAACGTCCCTTCTTCTTCATGTACTCCCACTCATAGAAGGTCACAAGGCACGTGGCTTCTGATCCGTTAGCAACAACAACACCCATATCAGGATCATCGTCTTCACTAGTCGGAGTACGTCCTTTGATTAACAACTCGCTACCGTCTGGCTTGAATGCACGGTACTTGTTGTTTGACTTACAAGTGATGTAGTAACCACGGTCATCACCTTTGTTGTTTACATTAAGGCCCATATCTTCAAGACCCGCGATTGCTGTCTCCGACAACTGAGCCAGATCTACTGTGTACTTATCAGCTAACTCATTCTTGTGGGTAAGGCTAGGCCAAAACAACTGGCACTTAAGGTTAATGTTTGCTTCGCTCATAGGATCTCCTATTAATTAATCCAGATTAATTTTACAAGTAATATTATACCACACTTTTTAAGATTGTGCTAATGCGTTTCGGCCCAATTACTACCAATACGATACTCACCATCTAGTGGGCAGTTAAGGTTGAAGGTTTCGCCAGCCTGAATAATAGCCTGAACAGCAGACTTACCTACGTACTCAGCATCTTCAGGATGACATTCTATTTGCCACTCATCGTGGACTTGCGCTACTAGCTTGAAGTCTACATGCTCAAGTAATTCATACAGGTGTATCACTGCCTGTTTCATTACAATAGCACCGGCTCCTTGCAGTAATGTATTCAGCGCGGCATGAGCAGAACGAACTCGTAGTCGTCTACCATCTAGGCCATCAAGAAACCCAGAGTCTGCTTGCGCTGTTACGTCCTCTCTCAGTCGTGCGAGAGAAGGTACGTTACTTAAGAATCTTTCTTTTAGTCTGGCACCAAGCTGTGCATTACCACCTACAACAGATCCTATCTTAGCATTGCCAGCACCGTACAGGAATGCATAGATAAATGTCTTAGCCTGCGCCCTAGTCTTTAGTCCAGCCGCTTCTTGGTTAGTTGTATGTATGTCTCCTTCTAGGATTTCTTTCGTGTAACCCTCGCTATCCATGTAGTGAGCCAGCATCCTAAGTTCCAGACCAGATGCGTCAGCCCCAACAAGAACACGGTCAGGAGGAACAATAAAAAGCTTGCGGCAATCGACGCCATACTCTGCATAAACAGCAGGAACTTGAGCAAGATTAGGACTAGAATGTGCCATGCGTCCCGTAACAGCCCCGATATGTTTGACTCTGCCATATATCCTTCCTTTGTTTTCTGCCTTGATCCACGACAATACTTGAGAGTGTCTCTTCTGTAGTAGTAGATACTCCAGTACCGTCTTTGATTCAGGTACGTGTAGGTTCTTCTTCAAAGTAGACTCATCCACCTTTGGTTTACCTGATGGTGTCTTCTCTTTCCACACTGCGCCTTTCTTCTCTAGCCTCTCAGCTATCTGTTGCCTAGACCCTACGTTGAAGTGCGTGTACCTCACAGGCAATGGCTTACCTGATGTCTTGTGATACCTCTGCTCTTCAGCTATGGGTGGGAATATATTCTGCAACGCCGCCTCGATACCTAGCATCTTAGTCTCTAACTGTCGCTCTAGTTGCTTTGCATCAGAAGCATTGAACCCAAAGCCATTGTCTTCTTGGTCCTTGCATATGTGTGCAACAGCATGCTCAAGGTAAACACTGATGTCAGAGAAGTCATACATCATGAGTTGCATCGTAAGCGTTTGATAAAGCTTCTCAGTCACTGATACATCAC